CTACGCCGTCTGCTGCTGAAACAATAGAGGTACCTACAGCTACTCCGTAGTCAACACCACTGTGGTTTGAGGAAATTTGTGGGTTTTTAGAGTTATCTCTTGGTCCAAAACCAGAAGTTATTCTTGTTCCGGGAGGGACTGGAGATTGATATCGTAAAGCATTTGGAGAACTAGCTGCGTTATCCCCGCCCATACCGCAAGAGTGTGCGCCTATGTTTCCGTGGCCGCAATCGTCTCCGCCTTTACCAAACATCTGTCCAATTGCATTACCGCCACCGGCAAGAAGCGCACCTATAAGTGCTCCAGGGGCTGCGCCAACTCCAGCACCCATTGCACCTACAGCCGCACCACCAGCCGCACCTAATCCAGCTGCTTTTAAAACTTCTCCCCAACTAAACTTACCTTTACTTTTACCGCTCTTGTAACCACCATACGCAGAAAGTAAAGTTCCTAACACGGGTATGGCTTTTCCAAAAGTTCCGGACATAAGAGATCCGCCCTTAGAAAGCACAGAACCTAGCTTAGGTCCGCCCCCACCTACGCCTAATAGTTTTCCTGCAAGCATCATTTGTCCAATATTCATGGCGCCACCAGCTACAGCGCTACCAACATTAGAGAGTGTTGCTCCGGTGTTACCAGCTCCAGGGAAAGTTTGTAACGCTCCTTTAAAGGTCATAAGTGCCTGTGTAACAGCTGGCAACGCTTCAGCTAGAGAGCTGAACCCATCGTTTACAGAAGCAGTCGTACGAAGAGCTACGTTGTATCCGCCAACTAAGCCTGACTCAGTAGCTTGAAGTTTACGCGCCTCACTTGTGTTATATCTAAACTGTGCTCGTAGTGGGCTGCTTTTTTCAACCTTCATTATATCTAGAGCTTTATTTGAATTGCTTAGGTCGCTTTTTGTTAAGCCCTTTTTATTATTAGCTCTAGCAACAATTCCAGATTGTAAAATTTGTAACAGTCCTGGATCCCCACCGGAGACGGCCATTAAAGTTTGATATCCCTTAGAGCTAGGGTTGAACACCATTTGAGCTTGCTCAGGGGTAATAGTTTTTCCACCGTATAGGAATCTATAGGTGTCGTTAATAATTTGATTAGTAGGTTTTAATTGTCCGCGGCTGTCACGAATACTGACGCCCATACGAAGGAAGTTCATGCCGTTCATAGCAGATAGGCCTGCGGCTACCTGCTCGTTAGATCCGCCGGTAATAGCGCTGAGTCCACCTACGGACTGCATTATGTTCCTAGAGCTAAGAGTACTAGCTAGGTAACCTCCGCTATAGGAAGCAGTCATAGCGGCCTTAGAAGGGCCCATAGCGCTCGTAGCGCCGTTTCCTACTTGTCTATTAGCAAGACCTAAAGCCTGTCGTGTAGACATGCCGCTTAAGCCAGCGTAGGTGTCTAGAGACATTCTTTGGCCAACTGCGGCCATAGTGTTAGGGGCCATGCCCATAAATAAGCTGCCCGCAGCTGCTGCCCCAATAGCTACTCCGCCAGCAATTTGTTGGTTACGAGTAAATTGTCCCAGGCCTAATTTTGACCCCCCAGTGTACTTTCCACCGGTAGCCTCAGCCATAGCTTTAGCAGCTTTTTCATAGTTCTTAGCAAATTTTTCTGAAAGAGAGACCATCTCTTTCATAGACTTTACGGCGTTGTTAAACGTCTTATCAGCCTTGCCTTGTACTCCTGCGGCTTTTCTTTCGTCGTCAGGAGTCACCATGTTCTGGGACATATTTATTTCACCGCCTTAGGTCTAGTTGCAGCTTTACTAAGCCATAACATCCGCTCTCTAAAGGATAGAGAACGTACGTCTGTCAAAGTCCAACCTGGATAATATTGAGCTAGTAAGTCGTAACTTTCTATCAATATTTCGTAGTTAGTCTCATTCTCGAAACAAATCCGCTAGGGTTAGCGGAAGTGAGACCTCCTGCTCGCAGGAAGTGCATGTTTTCTTTATTTCGCTGAGTTGTGGGCCTGGGTTGCGGTCTGCTAGATCTGTTAATAGTGCTCGTCTATCTTTAATCTTTAAGTCTTTAATCTGCTGTATTGACGTTACCGGCACGTTATTAATAGATGCCACGCAACTCTTTAAGAGAATAGTGTCTAGTTCAGCAGAGTTTTTATTACTTGCATTTACTAAAGCTTTTTGAGCAAGTCCGGTAGGCAAGTTCATTACAACTTTGCCAATAGAACAGTCAACTGTAAACTCTCTATCGTCTTCATTAATTTTCTTAATAACGACGTCTTTTTCAAGATCAACATCAAAAGTCTGTTCTTCCCCACAATTAGGGCAAATAGGGCCAACGGCTACGCTGGGACCAAAAGTAGCTATTCTAATAGCTAAAAGAATCATTTCTCGGTCTCCTGCAAGAAGACCATCTAAGAGCTCTTTAGTAGCTGGGTTGTCCCCAACCTTTACTGTAGCTCGTTCTAATACAGCTAAAAGTGCTTTACCTGGATCAGTAATTCTTGCTAGAACTTCTTCGTCTGCACCGGTTAGTTCTCTGATCTCTGCTGTAGAAGTTACTCCGTCAAAAGGATCAAACAATCCTCCTGGAAGCTCTACCTGAGTATCAGGAGGCAGCTGTACGTCTGGCTTGATTGCCGCGACAGTTGCCTCCTGCTCAGTAATAGCTTGGTTTACAAGCTGATTAGCAAGATCTGGACTGGCTGATGCGCTGATAGTTTCTGTAGTCATATGATTCACCTATTTCTTGTTATTATGAAGAGAATGTTCCGTTAGCGTTAAACTTCTTAGCTCCGCCACTAGATGTGTAGTTCTGTGCAAATGTTACGTCAAATCCTTCGTGAACTAGAGAAAGCTCTTCAACCATAAGGGTTGATGAACCTGCGTCTAAGTTGCTGTAAGCAAGTGAGGTAATCCAAGCATTGTGAATACGGAAGCGCATAGCAGCATGTTGATCGTATGCTGTTGCTGCTGCTTCAGTACTTTCAGAACCAGCATATGCTGCTGGGTTTGGGTGGCTCAGTACTGCAATATCAATATCGCAACGGAAGTTAGCTCCAACACCACTTGTGGCGTTAGGAGTTAGTACTGAGAATAGGCGACGCATCCACTTAGCGTGTTGATCATTACCTAACATAACGCCCTTTGAAAGGCTGATAGGACTAAATGAGCTTTGACCAGGGATCTGGTGCACGTTTGTGTTGTAGCCGCCTTCGCGGTATGCAATGGATTCAGTAGAGACACTTAGTCCGGAAAGGGATACGAAACCCATCTTTCCAAAGCTTGTGCCCCACTTACCATCTTGGTTTTCAGGCAAAAATTCCACAACGAACTTAAAGTTACGAAACGGATCAGTTGCCAAAGTACTTAGGGGATTTGTATATGCCATTTCTGTTTATCTCCTTACGCCGTAGCGCTTCCAGTGATTTGACCAAGGTTGATTACAATAAACTCTGCTGGGTACTCTAGAGCTACGCCAATTTCAATATTGACGCGACCTGAAGTAAGGTCAGCAGAACTGTTTGTTGAGGCATCACACTTGACGTAGAACGCTTTATCTGGGCTCGTTCCACGAAGTCCGCCCTGTGACCAATAAGTTCTTAAGAAAGAACCCAAAGCAACACGAAGTTGAGACCATAGACGTTCGTCATTGTTCTCAAATATTGCAAATGAACTTCTGTCGGTCAACTCTTTTTTGATGTAAACCAGGGAACGACGCACGTTAATGTAGCGATCTCCAGGAGTGTTATTTAGTGTACGGCCGCCCATAGCAACAATTCCAGCCCCAGGGACTTGACGAATTACGTTAATTGGGCGAGCAGATACGTTTAGTGCATCAAGCTGTGCATTTGTTAGCTGAGACTCTGCAGCAACCGCAAGGGCTATACGGTTTGTATAACCAGCCGGTGTTTTAAATACTCCTCGTGAAGCATCGGTAGCCAAGAACTGGCCCATCATTGCTGCACCAGGTGCTTGAAGACGAGTAGCTGTAGAAGATGCTCTAAGAGTATCTGGAATTACTACCCAAGGGTAGTACATAGCTGCACATCCACCATCTGAAGCTCCACCAAATGCTGCAGCTACTTCATCTGTGTAAGTCTGTACTTCAACAGTAGTTAGGCTTGAAGGAGAATCGATGATAGCAAATGCATCTCCGCGATCTTCACAGTAAGCAACTAAGTCAGCATTGATGTTGATAGTAAGGGTACGGTCAGTACCAGAACCACCGTTTGTGTACAAGTACGCAACAGCTGGGATGTTAAATATAAGTGGATTTTGAATAGGATCAAAAGTACTTAAAGCAGTAGCGTATTGCGCACGTGTTGGTGCAGCTCCATCTAAACCAGAAGTCAAAGGCTTTACGCCATCAATTTTTGGCATATCATCTGGGCTTACAGAAGCAGAGTTTAAATCAGCAACTACGATGTACGCAGATTGAGAGTTAATTACTGAAACCACATATCGTGGGTCTGTAGTGACCATGCTTAGATCAGTGTATTGTTCCAAAACGTCTAGTGTTGTTCCGTTTCCATAAACTACTAGAGAGAAACGACCCGCACTTCCGGCTGCTTTAATTTCTGTACTGAGGGTATTTCCCCAGGCGCCGTTATTAGATGCAGAAACACGAAGGGTGTTTAGAGCACTTGTTGCTCGGTCTGTAAGAGCAACTGTTGCTACAGCACCATTTGAACCTAGCACACGCTTTACGTATAGCTGACGACCACCATTAGCAAAAAAGTTATAGGCAGCCCAAGTTGTTGGGTAGGCATCTTCAAGTCCACCGAATGTCTTGACAAAATTTGTCCATGACGTTAGAAGAACTGGTGAAGTAGACGGACCTCTTGACAGGGCGCCCACAAGGGCACCTATTGCACTACCGCTATCAGCTAGCGTTACTGCTTGAGGCAAGTTTACTTCATTAATAAAGACACCGGGACGACTGTATGTTGTTGACACGGTATTACTCCTTAATTTGTTGGGTTATTAACTGGGGGTTCCGTTTAGTTAACCGTTTAGTGTAAATTCTGTATATTGTTCGTTTAGTGTGATAGATGGTGGTGTTAGCACTTCGTATAGCTGTACCAAGTCGGCTGGAATAAATTCCGAACTAACCCGGATGTTATAGACGTTACTGAATAGTCGCTTGTCTTGTTCAGTAGTATCTCTTTTTACAAACCCCATTACATCCAACCTGCGTACAGTGCCGTCTTCAGGTATTAGTAGGAGGCCAAATCTAAGTGGCAATCGATTAATGCCAAAGAGGGCATTAATTATTTGCCTATCATGCCTAGGCTGTCTAGCATAGGTAGTAATTTGGTAATCTAAGTTTACAGGTATAGGATACCAGCTTGCAAAATTAGCTTCAGGATCGGCACCTTCAGGAGTGTAGGGCATATCAATATACCCGCGGTGAGCTCTATCAGTCGCCTCGGCTATTCCAACTAACTCAAGAGTTATGTATGGATATACCTGATTACGGATCTCTACGTCTGGTTGGCCAAACCAAACCCCTACGGGTCTAGTGGCATTTCCTGAGTCGGATACAGTAATTCCTGTAAGAAGGGTTTTAAGAGCTTTATCTTCGTTAATTATGTATGGCATTAAATAACCCCTACTTCTATTAACCGCTCAACCATTTCATCAGTTAGATCGGTGCCATCTAAGGCCCTAATAAAATCTCTAATGACTGGGTTGGGGGAAGTATTTTGGGTGCCGTATTCAAGGTCTAAAACTTGTTTTTCAATACCCTTTGGATAGCCGACATACCACTTACCGTCTGAGTGATTTTTTACCTCTAATTGCAGGGCAACAGAAGTAGGCCACCCAGCTTGTCTAGCTAGGGAGCGTATGTTAGTGGTTAAAGTTCCTGCGGTTTTGACTGCTGCTCTTGCGTATGAATCTACTAAAACTTTAGATACTGAGTTCACTTCTTCTTTAGTCCCGCAGTCAATACATACCCGGCAACAAAATACGCTAAAGTTTTTTTCTTAGCGGTTTTGTCCGTAGCTGTAATGCCGCGAACGAACTCTTTAAGGTCGGCTTCACTTTCAGCCGCCATTAGCTTTTTAGCTAAAAATATCATAGTAAATCCTCCAGTAGAAGGCGCAAGGTAGAACAGCAGGGTTCCGGATTACTCCGGCGTCAATAACAATAATAAACGAAAAAACCCCCTTTCGGGGGCTAATCGTTACTTCTTTTTCTTTGCTTTACAGGACTTGCAAGTACCGCAGGTACAAGGCTTCTTCTTATCAAACTTCTTATTAGCCTTAGCTAGGGTCTTCTGGCCATGTTTATTCTTAGGCATTCCGCAGCCACAGGTAGCGCACATTATGTTTGCCTTTCTTAAATATTGGCGTCTCTAGGGCCAAATGGAGAGTAATTAGCATACACCTGGAATTGAGGATCATTGATCATTTCTTCCGAGTTTACTTGGTTACAGTCTATACTAAACAAGGTGTAATCATCAGTAATAATACCCTTTGGGGTAATCTGCTTAGGGGTAAAAACCTGGTTTCTAAAAACTACTCGATCTCTTAGGTACGTATCTGGGTTAGTAGGTAGGTACTTAAGCTCAGGTATAACAGGAGACTCTGACCCAGAAACCACGCTACCGTCAATTATGTCCATATTTATGGTTATGCGTAAAACGTC